CTGAGACATCAGCGGTGGTGTCTTGGTTTGTGGAAAGTCCTGTCATGACAAAGGAGATAAATCATGTCTACACCCCGATTCTGGCAGCGAGAGTATACTTATCGGCACGGAGGTGTCATTGGGGAATTCTGTGTCCTCAATGAAACCAACGGGCTGAGAGGTAACGTCGTGCCGGTGTTGGATGCGACTTCAGTGGGAACGATACACGAATATGCCCGTTGCTGGGATGCGGTGCATCCTGGCCCCCCCTACTTGGAGGGTGGACAATTCTATGTATCGAAACTACGAAAGCCGTTAGACTTGCTCGGGGCGGGAACTTGCCGTAGTAAACCGCTTACGACTGGCATTCCGGCATCCGTGAAACGGAAGCCGGGTGATGTTTGTCGCAGGGTTTACGAAGGTTTGTTCTCGCTTGGAGGCGTCACTCATGGTTTCGGGAGTTTGGGAACCTCTCTCGAGGCTCTCTCAGCGCCCGAAATCTACAATGAAGCCAACCCCGACGATTTATCTGACCTTGGAAACCGGGCGTATGTTCGTCTACGCCCGAAAATTGAGGGGTCTTCGCTGCTACAGACTCTAGCCGAGTACCGTAGCGTGCCACGTATGCTCAAGACGAGCTCTAAGGGTTTCCACGACCTGTGGACCCAAGGAGTCGGGCATACCTCTGGCGGAGCGATGTCGCCTAAGAAGGCGGCAGACCAGTTTCTCAATTTCCAGTTTGGCTGGAAACCCTTCATCCAAGATGTTCAGAGTGCTTTACGCACCCTGGACAACTTTGAGGCCTATGAACGTCGCGTGAGCGAATTCAACGGTCGTTGGATGAAGAGGTCGTTTTCTGAGGACCTTGTCCAGTCCGAGGAGGTGCTGGTTCAACACCAGAATAACACCAACGCGTGCTCGCCGAGCCTGAGCCCGAGCGAGTTCCTAGTACCTGGATCATGCTTTCAGACCGTCACTCGCCAGAAGTACGAGCGAGTGTGGTACAAAGGCGTATTCAAGTACTATCGGCCGGAATTTGACTACCGAGTGAAGCAACACGCAGCTGCGCGGCGCTTAAGACAGTACCTAACTGCCCTTGGACTCCGAGTGAGTCCCACTACGGTATACAAAGTCATGCCGTGGACGTGGCTAGTCGACTGGGGTGTCAATGTCTCCGATTACGTCCAACGTGTCGAAGACATGGCCTCAGATGCCATGGTGTCCAAGTCGTTCTATCTCATGCGCGAGTACCGTGTTCGTCTCGAATACCGGAAGGTATTCCAAACGTACGATGGTACTCTTCACGACCTTAAGTGGTATCGTGAAGTCACTACGAAGCGCAGAGGTAGTGCGAACAGTCCTTTCCACTTCTCCACTGCGACGTCTCTTACGACGTCGCAGTTAGCGATCCTTGCTGCGTTGGGCCTGACGGCCACGTAGCACCGGTCCACCGAGCTGGGACTAGACGGCGCGCACCCTCGGGAAAGGGCGCGACCACCCAGACTTAAAACTCCCGTTAGCTCAGGAGAGATCAACCATGTCACAGTCAGATCCGTTGACACTTACCATCAATGCAGTCCCCTTTTCCCTGGCACGCATTCAGACTGGGTCCGTACTCACGGGCTCGCCGAGTGTGTACCAGAATTCTGACGAGACGGTCACAGAGACCATCACGAATCAGAAGACAAAGGGTAGCCGACACCGCCACAGGGTGCGTGTCGACCAAAGGGCTATCGTGACGAATCCGCTCGACAGCGCAGCGGACTACGACTCGATATCGGCCGAAGTGATCATCGATAGGCCAGACTATGGCTTTACGGTGACTCAAGTCGACCAACTGCTGGCTGCGCTCAAAGCGCAGTTGACGACGGCCTTCGTGACCAAACTCTACGGCAACGAGTCGTAGAGCCGAATCCTTAGCAGGATTCCCCATGTGGGTAATCGTCGGTATGTGGCAATTCCGGATCACTGGGATGCTGTGGCGCCGTGGCGCCCCCAGTGTTAAGGGTCAACTGACTTGACGTGGCTTGATGCCGGCCTCCCCGAAAGGAGGGGTTGCATGAAAAGCAACGCAAGTGATCTCTTGGAGCTGTGGGCCGCCGTCTACGAAGACGCCGCCCACAAGTGTTCCGCGGATGTCTCTGATTTACGTGACCTACATACGGTCAGGTCACGGGTCAAAGCCGAGGGGTTATCGTTCCTTACGATAACCCTGCCACAGTTTGCTCGGGACTTCGAGAGAAGCCTCGAGTGTGGCCAGATTAGCTCTACGCTGTTCCGGAGCTTCCGGAAAGCTGGGGCAATCCCTGCATTCCTGCAAGGTATGCTTAGCTTGTGCTTTGACCGTGAGACTGGAAGGAAATTGAACGATGACAACGATTCCCCTGTCCTTGTGGAGGCAGTACGTCAAGTCTGCCTTCTCTTCAAGAAACTGGAGACGCCGTGTACCCCCGCGAGGGAGCGCGCGGCGATCGAGGCCTTCGCTCAAGTTGAGCGCGAGTTTTCGGAGTTTTCAGCGCCGGAGGAGACCTCCTCGGTTTACCGAGAAGCTTCTCAGGTGTTGTGGGATAACATTATGCTGGGTTCTTTACACCCTGGCATGCTGGACCCTCAACACGGTCCCGGCGCCACCGCTGAGCGAATTATGGGCAACCAGAAATACGTCTGGCGGCGCTGGCACGAACGCCTCGAACCGTTCTTCCCCTTTCTAGGGACCGCTTACACCGTAAGCGCAGCCCTGTCTCGGGAATTCGAGGCCGTAACGTTTGTGCCGGAGGAACAGGAGCAGCCCGTGAGGGTTGTAACTGTTCCGAAGACTTTGAAAGCGCCCAGAATCATCGCTGTCGAGCCAGTGTGTATGCAATACACACAGCAGGCACTTCGCGCGTGTCTCTACGATGCGATCGAAGAGAACTGGTTAACGCGTGGTCACGTGAACTTTCGTGACCAGAAGCGGAATCAGGTTCTTGCGATAGAGTCGTCGATCTCAGGTCAGTTTGTGACCATTGACCTCTCAGACGCAAGTGATCGTGTTCCTAACGATCTGGTGTTTGAGATGCTTAGCGGTGTTCCAGAGTTTCGGGACGTCGTCATGGCAACTCGATCGACGCGGGCGGAGCTCCCAGATGGCCGAGTGATCGGTCCTCTGCGGAAGTTCGCTTCCATGGGTAGCGCCCTCTGTTTCCCGGTTGAGGCAATGTACTTCTACACCGTAGCGGTGATTGCCTTGCTCGTGAAGCGGAACCTTCCAGCAGACCCTATTAACGTTTACAACGTTAGTCGGGGTCTCTACGTCTATGGGGACGATCTAATCGTACCCACGGACGACGCGGATGCGGTTCTTGATTCACTGCGTCAGTACAACGCCAAAGTGAATGACTCCAAAACGTTCCTGAGAGGAAACTTTCGGGAGTCGTGTGGGGTCGACGCATATTGCGGGCATGAAGTCACTCCGACCTATGTCCGTCAATTGCGCCCACGGAACCGACAGCAAGCTGCCGGACTTCTGAGTTGGGTAGCGACCGCCAATCTCTTCTACCAGAAGGGTTACTGGCGTGCCGCTTCTCACATGTTCAGCACGTGTGAGAAGATACTTGGGCCCTTGCCCTATGTATCCCCCGACAGTCCTGCACTTGGAAGAGTATCATTCCTTGGTTATCGCTCTGCTAACGGGTGGAGCGCCGACCATCAGTCACTTCGCGTGAAAGCGTGGGTGGCTACACCAGTCTACAGCAGTGACATTGTAGACGGATACTCTGCTCTCTACAAGAGCTTGCAGGCGTTGGATCGCCGCTCACGCGGCGAAGTCGACGTCAGTGAGCTCGAGTGGGGTGCTTATCGGAAGTGGGATAGCGATATCCCGCCTCCAAGAGATAAGTACCATCTTGAGCGTACTGTACGGCGCGGCGCCGTCACACTAAAACGCCGCTG